GTTGTCCATCCAAGATACTTTGAACCCCACGCTTTTGTCACTTCTGTGTAATAGATTCTTCCTACTGTGTCCTTGACAGGTAGATCAGTACTCCACACATAACCAGGTTTAGAAGATTGAATAGCCACATGGCCAAATTTGCCACCTCTCCAAAAGTGTGTTGCCCCTATTGGTGCTTTCATTGGATCAGTAAATTTATGCTTTTTAGGTGTGTTATTCCAAGCAACAATTGCACTTGGATACTTAGCTTGTATTTGCCACGCTTGACGGCAAGTCTTAAGGCAAAGGCCTTTTACACCACGCTTGCCAGACATGTGAGCAACTGCCATCCACTGCTCAGCATCCTTGCCTGACCAGGGTTTAGTGCTCTTGGTTTTCTTTGACATCAACTTTTCCAAATGCGTAATCGTTAGGATTCAACCAGCGAAGAATCACTGGTGCGACAGCTGCAATTCCTGCTGACACTAACATCTTTGGATCAGTTACTCCTGCAAGATAACATGCAATCAATCCGGCAACAAATGATCTTGCCCATGATGCTGATAATGCTTTTAAGTTGTTCATAATATGCTCGCCAATTCTTCTTTGGTTAGGCCGGCAATCTCAGCTAGTTTTTTAATAGCAGATTCGCGTGCATCTTGCTTGGCTTTATACTCGGCTTCGAGTAGGCGTTTGGCTTCTAATGATGCTTGTCTATCTGCAATAAACGCTTCTTTATCTGCACCTTTAAGTTCAATAACTTGGTCGTCTATTCCAACCATAATTTTTTCAGTTGCCATTATTTCGCCATTCCATATATTGAAACTGTGCCTGTTATGTTTTGTGCACACAATAAAGTAAATCCATCATAAGCAGTAGACAAAGAGTGCATAACACCTAGGCTTCTAAATCTTATGTTATCAACCTCATTTGCAGTTTGACTTGACATCATTGACCTAACTGCAACAGCAGGTTCAAAAAAATATGCAACTATTCCATTTGGAACATTTGTAATTTGTGACATAGTTCCAGAAGTTGCATCACTAACGCGCTCTGCTGTAACTGCCGAACCATTAGCAGTTAATAATTGGGAATAATAATTTCCACCAGAAGCATCAGTACCAGAAACACGATATCTAAATGTAAGTTCTACTTGACCAGTTGCACTAGTTACATTTATTAAAACTTTGTAATTTGTATAAGTTGAAGTGAATACATTGTTAAAACTTTGGCTCGCGACTCCAGTAAAACTAGTTGTGTTGATCAAGGTTAAACCTGATGAGGCTGTACCCCATTCAACATCTAAATCAGTAGCAGAACTCTTTTTTAATACCTGACCTGTTGTGCCACCTTTAAAATCAACAAAGGCTGTATCTATATCTTGACCCAAAGCAGCGATTGCTGTTGCGCCATCTTTGACCAGATCAGTTGATTGAGGAATATCCCAACCAAAGTTTGTTGTGGTTGTTGCCATGTGTTAATTAACTCCTAATAAGGCATCTTGCCATTGTAGTGATGGGTCTATTGTACTCCAGATTTCACCAGCAAATACATCTTGCCACGCCACAGGCACAGCTGAGAATGTGAAGTCCGAAACATTCAATGTAAGCCTAGCAGTAAATCGGTCAATGTCCCATTGCCATCCCTCAACATAACCAAAGAATTGATTTGGGTACAAAAGGGCAGGGAAGTCTGTAACAGATACCGGCATACCAAAGAACACACCTACCAAAGAATTGAGCAAAGTACTGGTCATTGTTGGTGCATCAATTTGTATTTGAATGCCTTGAATTACTGGTGATGGGTAAGCGTTAAGAAGTACTAGACGATCTGCCAAAGTGTCAGCATCACCTGAGTTTTTTAAAAATGTTTCAATTGATTGTGTAACTCTGCCGTACTGACTAATCGAGTCAAGTTCCTCAACCTGCATTACATCTTGAGCTGCGCCATAGATAACTCTTACATCGTTGATGATGTCATTTCTGGATGTCGTCACATTGATTCCATCGGCAAGGATAAAGTTTTTTGAGATGTTGATAAAGCCGTTGGCACTTACATAATCAGCTCTTGCATCTTGGTCTTGATAACCGATACCACCGGATGTAGTTTCATAGATAAAGCCTGAACCTGAGTCAGCAACAATTTGAACATAGTTTAAAGCATTTAAAGGTTCTGGTGCAGCAACGGAACTAAATAGATCATACGTTCCTGGTGTGTCAATTGCTGATATATCAACACCAAGCAAATCTGCCCATGTTTCAGTTGTGTAATCAGTCCACACTTGTGTTGCAGGTAATTCATTCCATTTAAGGCCAAAAGTGTCAGTGACTACTGAGACAATCCTGTCACCATCTTTTTGCTCGGCATAGCCGACAATGTTTGCTTCTTTAGCTGCTAATTCTGAAAGCGCACCAGATGCACTGATCTGTGTGATAAAAGTATTTGTTGTCCCGGCATCAAGCACTGAAACTGAAACATCTGTTACTAAGCCAGTGAAGATTGTGGTGTCAACACCGGTGTAGTTGTCCAAGGTAACTGTGATTGTGTCAAAGATTTCAACATCAGTGTAAGGCAAATTTAAGAAGTCAATTGTGGCAAATCCTGCTGAGGATTGTTGTTGTACATTGTCTCGACCCATGCTGATTTGCACACCCTCAAGTGTGTAATTAGTTACAGCTGTGCCGTTAATCTTAACTGTGGCGTTTGGTGACCAAGGCATGATTATCTGCCTGGAATCATTGGCTTAACAAATTTGTTAACTGTGCCAGCCTTTGCAGCATTGTTGATTGATTTAACAACTGTGTTTGCTTGAGCCTTAGAATTGGTTGCACCAAAGTTATTTGTTATGTTAATTGCATTTAATGCTCCTTGAGGATTTCCAAAAGCAACATTGCCAACAGCTTTAACTGGTGCAAATGAGGCATCAAGTAAAGCGCCACCAATAAATGAATTGCTTAATCTTTCATATGCTGAAATGGCTTGTTCAATCTTTTCAACAAATCTAGTCATCAAATCAATCAATTTAACCAATGAAGATTGACCTGTGTTTGGATCAATGTTTAACAATTTAGTAATTGAATCAGCCAAATTTCTTAATTCTTCGCCAAGAACATATGCTGATCCTTTGGTTGAATCCATGTCATATCCAAAAGTTACTGCACCAGTTCCAACATCATAAAAGGCTCTAGTTAAGCCTTGTTTGCCTTTTCTTGTTAATCCATCAACCAAGCCTTGAATAGCCTCAGACATTGGCCCAGCCATAAATTTGGCAACTCTGTCAAGTACATCTAATAAAGCAACCCCAATTTGTTCTTTGGCTTCATTAACCACAATTTTAATACGTTCCATACGACCAGCAAAAGTCTCAGCTGCAATAGCTGCTTGACCACCAAAGTTAGCATTTAATTGTTTAACTATTTCATCAAATGATACATTTTCTTCTTTTGTAACTTTAACAATTTTGCCCTGTTTAGCAACACTGTCACTGTATTTGTCAGACGCACTAGCAGCAGCCAATTGTGCTTTTTCCAAAGCATTTTGTGCTTTTTGTACATCCAAAGAATCTGATTTAGCATTGTTTAATACTTTAGTTAGTCGTTCTTGAGCTGAGGCAACACGCAAGGCAGCAGACTCATTATTTAGTTCTTGTTTTGCCAAATCTTCTTTAGATACTTTTAAAGTTTTTGTTGAAGTTGTAGTGGTTTTAAGTTCGACACCAAGATTCTTTAAGGCTTTGAAATTTCCGTCATACGCCTTTGCCAATATGTTTGAGACTTCTTCAAGAGATTTTCCACTGCCGGCTGCAACATCTAGTGCAAGTTTTTGTAATTGTTGTGCTTTGGCTAAATCATTAGTTGAGGTTAAAAGTCTTTGTAGTGATGGTCTTAATTGATCATCTGCAACACCAGTGGCTCTTTGGGTAGCATCAATGTAATCTTCTGTGGCTTTAATTTGTTCATCTGTTGCTTGTGTTGTGTTGCGTAAAGTTTGAGCCAGGGATGCTTGGGCTTTTTCATCTTCAATAGCTGCTTTAACAGCTGAAACACCAATAGCAAATGCTGCTGTTCCAACAGCTGTAGCAAGGCCTAAAAATGCTTTTGCTGCGTTAGCAACAACTTTATCGACTTTGTTTGTAAAGTTTTGTGTGTCATCTTGTGCTTTGTTTAAGCCTGTGCTGAATTGCGCTGTGTCTGCAAGTAGTTGCAGTTTCAGGGTTCTAATGTCTGCCATGTTAAATCCTTTCGCGCCATTCGCGTCTTATTCTATCAACTTCATCGACCCATCTTTTGGTTATGTAAGGTTGCAATGCTTTGAGTGTTGGGAAGATAAAGTAACCTGCGTTACCTCTGCCCTCGCGTGGTGATCGTGGTTGAAATTGTTTGTATCCGGTGTATTGACCAGATTTTCTTTTGCGTGGTTTGTTTTGGTAAGCACCAAATTCAACACCGAGTGCAATTTCACCAACTGGTGTTCCATTTGCAAGTTTTGGAGTATCGCCACCAATGCTAATTACTGGGCCTCGTTTGTAACTGTTTGAAACTTTAATTGATCTTGCAAGTACTTGGCCTTGAGGTGTTGCTTGCAATGCTGAACCAATAGAAGATGCAGCATCATTAGCAATGTCTCTAGCTGTTTTTTTCATGTCTTGTTTTGCAATATCATCCATGTTTTTAAAAGTTCTTAAAATGGCTTTAATATCGTTGTCAGCAATTTTAATTTCAAAAGGTCTAGCTGCCATGATATCTACTCACCACATCTGCAATTGTTGATACCTGCTCGGCCGAAAGCGTTTTGAACTCTGACAATGGTTGGCGCGAAATGACGGCCAGTTCTATCAAAGTCCGTTCTATGCTTCCGGCTGTGTAAAATTTGTTGTTGCAAAATCCTTTGAATTGATGTGAACAACTGTTGATCGCCAATCTTCAAACTTGCCAACTGGCTTATCACTGAGTCGTTTTTGCATTTGGTAGGCAAGCCAGAATTGTTGTTCAAGGCTTGGTGGCAATTCTCGTTTGAACAGCTCCAGGAAAGTTGTTTTAGTTTCCTTTTCAGCTTGTGCAATTTCCCATGGAATAGTCCACTCTTCGTAAGACTTTCCATTTGCAAGCGTCCATTCTATTTGTATTTTAAACATTTAAGGTGACCCCTGTCGGTAGGTTAAGCGATTGAAACTGCGCGAATTGGCATTGTTACTGAAACAGTTAATGCTTCAGGTGCAGCGCCACCAAAATCTGGTCGCTTTGGCAAAACACTTAATGTCATGACTTTGCTGTTAATTGTTATTGTAACAGTTTTTAATGTGGTTGGTGCTGTATCAGCATCGCCCCAAATGTCATCACAAACTGAGCCTGTTGCGCCCCAGTCTTGTAATAGTTCTACTGTTAGTGTTCCAATTTCTTTGTCCACTACATAATCAACTAATCCATTCAAGGTTTGAACAGTTGAGTTTGGATCATCTAGTGTAACAGTTGCACTGATTATTTGGTCGTCATAGTTCACAGAGTCATATGTGAATGCAATCGATCTACCAGTAATTACTGTGCTTGGCATATATTTCCTTTCTTATGGATTGTAGATTGTAGTTATTGATACTTCAACCGAATAAACATCACTGGTATTCGCTTGTCGTATCCTTGGGCTCGAAACGGATTGTATCTGCCAAGTTTGTCCTATCAATGGCAAGACTGTGCTAACCATTGTTTCAAGTTGCGTTAATGCACCAGGATTTGTGTTTGGTGCTGCAACTAATTCAAGTATGTATCTGACGCGCCATGCTTTGTTGTTTCCAATGGTTACTGGTTCAAGCCATGGATCAGCTGACAAAATCATAATGCTTGGAGTTGTAACAAATTCTGCACCAAAGTCAACAACTGAATAAACGCTGTTTGATGTGATTTGGGTTTTAAGTGCTGCGCGTAATGTTGCTAATGTCATCCGATTAAGGCCTCAACATCAATGTAAGCACCAAGCATTCCAACAATTCTGTTTTGGATTGTACGTCCAAGTATGTAAGGTTGTGGCACAAAATCAAGTCCTTGCTGAACTGATCCTGCTGATGTGCGTGCTTTAAATACATCCAATGAAACTGTTAAGACTGCTGATTCAACTGGTGCAACATCTGCGTATTGTGACAAATCGTTTTCAGCTGCAAGGCCGTTAGGTATAACATTGCGCCAATCAGTGTGTACTGGTGCGCTTGTGGTTGTAATCTTAAATGTAAAGTCATCAACGATTTCTGCAATTGTTTTGTTGCCGTTAATGTGTGCTTCAACACCCTCAATTGCAACTGTTTGTGTTTTGTAAAATTTGTGTGGTTTAGTTGTGTGCAATGTGCTTAGTGTTGCACTCTCTGAATAATGTTTGTCAATTGGTGCGTTCCATTTAACTAATAAGTTGCCGACAACCGATTCGGCAGTATCAATTATCTCAGTCAAAGTGGCATCACTGTAAAGGGTTGACGAAACTCCGTTTAGTGCAGCTCTTAATTCTGCTGGTGTGATGATTGATGCCATGTCTTACCTTTCGTGTGGTGTTACCTGGCAGGACAGGGGTCTAACCTGCCAGGCAACTCTTTGGTCGCTAATTAAGCAACAGTCAAATTACGGAATGCAGTTGGATACTTGCTGCACGCAGCAACATAACCATAGATTCCAATCTCGACCTCACCTGTTGAAACAACATTGGTGCGAAGTTGGAATGCACTTGACTTGTACATGGTTGCAGCATCGCTTGAATAAACAACGCCTTTAACGCCTGTACCTGTGTCAATGTTTGGATCAACAACTAATCCCAATCCTGCGATTGTTCCTGCTGTTGAACCTTGGGTCATTAGACCTGCTGCATTTTGTGGCATTGCTGCTGCAAATAGTGGTCTTTGTGAACCATCTACTGCTGCTAACAATTCAGCAAAGTTTCCGGTGTCTGCAAGGAATCTGTTAGGAGTCTTGCGTAGTACGCCGTATGAATCTGCAATACCATCTGCAATTGCTGCGTATAGTGTTCCACCAGTTGAAGTTCCTGGTGCACCTACTGCAATTGAAAATGCGTATGCATCTGCTTTTTGAGCCCATGATGCAGCTAGTTCTCTTAAGAGGGTATCTAGGTAACTTGGGTCTGATCTGTCTAGGAGTTCAACAGATACTTTGTTTGCGCCAGCAATTTTTACAACATCAATTTCTTTTGAAGTGATTGTTGTATCGGTTGAATCAAATTCAACTGCTTCTGCTGTCACAGCTGTCGTGGCTTGAACACCTAGAACTGGTCGGTAAAATTTCATTCCGGATGCTGGTAACACACCTTGTTCTAATGAGTCAGCAAATGGCATTGAGTTATCAATGATGCCGATTAGATCGCGTAGGTATGTTGGTGGTACAACTCCGATGTTCTCGGATGTGGTTGCTGCATCAATTGCTGCAACTAAATCGCGTGCATCTTGGTTGCCTTGTAATGCATTGAATTGTGCTTTTGCGTATTCGCCAGCTGTAACGTTTGTGTTAACGCGTGGCTTTGCATAAGCAACTGGTGCTGCTACTGCTTTAGAGGCTTCTACTGCAACTTCTGGCGCAGCTTCGACCACTGGAGTTACTTCTTCTGGATTTGCCATTGAAGTGACCTCGCTTTCGGTTTGGTTGTTTTGTTCATCACTTGCGCTTATTGCAGTGACTTCTGTTTCGTCTGCTTTTTGAGCAGCGACATCTGTTATTTGTGCATCAGCAAATGCTGGTGTATCAACAATTGATACTTCCAAAATTTTTGCTGCTGTTACATAAACTTCATCTTCTTTGTTTTCGTATTGGTCAATTGACGCACCTATTGACAATCCGGATTTTAATCCGTCTTGTGCAAGAGTAAGAATGTCATCTCCTGCTGATGTGCGTGCAATTTTAAATTTGCCAATGATTCCAACTGGTGTTATTTCGTGGCTTATCATTCTGCCACGCACTTTGTTCATGTCATGATCTTCAAACAATTTGATGTCATTACCTAATTGCAATGATCCTTGTTCAAATACGACAGTTCCCATGTTTGTGAATCCAGGGCGACCAAAAGGAACTATGATTCCTGTGATTTCTCTTTTGGATGTTGATGCTGATAAAATATCGCTGTTAAATTTAATTTCCATTGTTACCTCACCAAATCTTCTTCTTCTCGGGCTTCTTCAACTGTTAATACGCCAAGTGGGATTAACTTTTGATATACGTCTGCTCTTTCCAATGGATTACCTCTTAAGAAGTCATCCAAGTCATATTCAACATATTGTGTTGAAACTGTCACATCGTCCATTGACAATCTTTGTTCAATTGCAGTTAATAATGGACGTAGTGAGAAATCTAAAAGTGCTCTGCGTTCAGCTGTTACGTTTGAGTAAGTCATTGAGTTTGTTGCAGCATCCAAATAGTATGCCGGGATATTCATTAACCTGGCTATTTCTTTGGCTAGATATTCTCTTGCTTCTGTAAGTTGAAGATCAGCTGCATTGAATCCAACTGATTGCATGTCAACATTATCTGATAAGAATGCTGTGCCTTTTGTTTGTCTTGCTTGTTTCCATGCGTTTAAAATTGCTGTTGCTTTATTTGAATCCATTGGCACATTTGCTTTTAGCACAACGCTTGGTGTTGGTGTTTCAGCATAATTGAACACTGCTCTTTCAAGAGCTGCTGCTGTGCGTAGTGTTCTGCCACCACGATTTAAAATTCCATCTGGATCAATGCCAGTAAATTGAATTAGTGAACCGATGCCGTTGTCTGGAAGTCTTTGTGCTTCAAGTTGGTAACCAATTACAATTTCACCTGTTGAATCAAGTACTTGTGAAACTCTTGGTGCATCAATCCATCTGATTTGTGATGGTCTGCCAGTTGCAGGATCAATTTCTTTAATTTGCCAATATGCAACACCATGAAACAAAAGATTTTCTGCAGTCATGCCATAAACAACAGCTGTTGGCATGTTCTTATCTGGTTGTGAAATTATTGTTGGTGTTGGTTCAATGCAGCTGATTTACAACTTACAGAAGCACGCGAATATCTTGCAAAAGAAATCGCACGCTTAATGAATATCCCGGCATACTATTTGGATGCTGCAACAAATTCAATGACTTATTCAAACGTAACAGCTGAACGCTGAGCACTTC